AAGAAACTGGAGGTAGTTAACCATGGCACTCTCGGATCTGGCGGTATTCTCCGAATACGCCTACTCGACCATGACCGAAATGCAGGACCAGCAGATCGGTCTCTTCAACGCAGCTACCCGCGGCGGCCTCGTGCTGCAGTCGGGCAACCACCAAGGCGACTATTCTGACGAGGCCATGTGGGCCAAGATCAGCGGGCTGGTCCGTCGTCGTAATGCCTACGGCTCCGGTGCCGTGGCCGAGAAGGTGCTAGAGCATCTGACCGAGACCTCGGTCAAGGTGGCCGCCGGTACCCCGCCGGTCCGTATCGATCCGGGCATGATGAAGTGGATTCAGCGTAGCCCGGAAGAAGCCGGCGTCGTGGTGGGCAAGCAGATGGCGGAGGACTCCATCGCCGACATGCTCAACACTGCGGTTATGTGCTACACCGCCGCTGTGGGCCAGGTGGCCAACGTGGTCTATGACCACAGTGGTACCGGCACCATGTCGCTGATCGCGCTGAACAAGGGCGCGGCCAAGTTCGGGGACCGTGCTGGTGCGCTGGTCGCTTGGGTCATGCACTCCAAGTCGGCCTTCGACATCTACGGCGAAGCCCTGACCAACGCCACCCGCCTGTTCGTGTTCGGCAACGTGCGCGTCATCGAGGACGGCTTCGGTCGTCCCCTTGTGGTCACTGACAGCCCGAACCTCGTCCTCCCGGACGCTGGCGGCGTTGGCGTGTACCACTACCAGGCGCTCGGTCTGACCCCCGGCGCGGTGCTGGTCTCCCAGAACGGGGACTTCACCGACAACGTGGAGACCAAGAACGGCGACGAGAACATCATCCGCACCTACCAGGCGGAGTGGTCGTACAACGTCAGCGTGCAGGGCTTCGCGTGGGACAAGACCAACGGTGGCAAGTCCCCGACCAACGCGGCGCTGGGTACTGCGACCAACTGGGACCGCTACGCCACGTCCGACAAGGACCTGGCCGGCGTCCTCGTCAAGGCGCAGTAAGTTGAACGGACGGGGGCTTCGGCCTCCGTTCCTCTAGTCCACCAGGAGAACGAACATGTCAAAGAAAGTAACTCTGTTCTTCATCGCCGGGATGGTTCCCACCGAGGCTGAACGCGAAGCTGCTGAGAAGCTGGGGGCTACCCGCTTCCGCAACGCCCGCCTGGCCAAGAATGACACCATCGAGAAGTGTGACGAAGTCGCTGGGCTGGTCCCGGAGATTTACAAGAACGTGAAGGGTATCAAGGTCCTGGATGTGAAGGCGGAAGAGCCGAAAAAGGGGGTGGCACCCTCGCCACAGGCCCCGGCCGCCCCGGCCCAACCCAAGCCCGCGGCCCCGGCCCCGGCCCCCGCCACGAAGAAGTAAGGTAGCCCACCATGGCCCTGACTATCGAGGACGGCTCCGGGGTAGCCGGGGCCAACAGCTACATCGATGTGGCGACAGCCCGCACCTACGCGGTCGCGCGGGGTCTTACCCTGCCAGCTGCAGATGGTGACGTCGAAGCCCTACTGATCAAGGCGATGGACTTCATCGAAGCCTATCGAGGGGATTTCCAAGGCATCAAGACTTCCGCAACCAATCCCCTGCAGTGGCCCCGCACCGGGGTCACCCTCGACGGCTACCCGCTGGCCGCCGACTCCATCCCGCAGGTCCTCAAGGACGCTCAGGCGCAGCTGGCAGTCGAGGCTCAGAACGCTGACCTGATGCCCACTGGTACCGGCCGCGAGGTCGTCATGGAGCGGGTGGACGTGGTCCAGGTCCAGTATGCGGAATCTGGCAACACCAATCCGCAGCCGATCTTCACCAAGGCAGAAGCCCTGCTGAAGCCCCTCTTCAAGAGCGGGCTCTTCGGTAGCCTACGGAGTCTCCGGGTATGACCTTCTACAGTGGCTTGGCGGCCACCGCCACCAAACTGCTGACCGACAAGGGCCAGCAGATGACCATCCGGCGCAAGGGCGTTACGTCCAGCGACCCGGCTGCTGGCACCGTGACCGAGCTGCCCCCTGTGGACTACATCGTCAACGGGGTGCTGCTCGGCTACAAGGATTTCCTCGCGACCACCGACCTGATCCAGCGCGGTGACCGCAAGGCCCTGATTGAGGCCGGGGTGGTAACCCCGACGAAGGAAGACCAACTCATCGCCGACGGTCGGGCCTGGACGATCATAGACGTGGAGGCGGTCAACCCAGCCGGCACCCCGGTCCTCTTCAAGCTGCAGGTGCGGTCATGAGCTTCTCAGCCGACCTGCGCCGCTTCAACCGGAAGACCAAGGATAGCTTGGACCGCACCCGGCGCATCGTCATCATCAAGCTATTCTCCGCGGTCATCAAGGACACCCCGGTTCTGTCCGGGCGCCTCCGCGGGAACTGGCAGACCACCATCAACTCCCCGGCTACCGGCGTCATCGGTATCCGGGATGAAGCCGCGGCCATCGCCGAGGTGCAGAGCATGGCAGCTCGGAGCAAAGGCTCTGATGTCGTGATCCTCCGGAACAACTTGCCCTACGCCTACCGTATTGAGTTTGACGGCTGGTCCAAGGTCAAGGCCCCGCAGGGCATGATGCGGCGCAACGTTGTCCGCTTCCAGCGCCTCCTCCGCGAAGCTGTAAGGGAGGGCAGACTATGAGCCTTGACAACGTCCAGCGTGCCATCATCGGGGCGGTGTCCACAAGTCTTGGGGCCATCCCGGCAGCCTACGAGAACGAGAAGTTCACGAAGCCCTCGGATGCCAAGTGGGCCGAGGTCTTTTTCCTACCGAACAACCCGTCGGTGGAGACCCTCGGGGCGGAAGGCCAGGACCTGACGGATGGCATCGTACAGATCAATTTGAACTACCCGGTCGGGACGGGCGGCGCTGCCGCAAGATCCGACTTTGAAAACATCCGTGCCTCCTTTCCAGCCGGGGCTCGGCCGGCCTATAATGGCCAGGAAGCTGTCATCCTGAGCTGCGGGCGTTCTCCCGGACGGGTGGTAGACGGCTGGTATAGGGTGAGCATCACCATCAGCTGGTACGCTCTCATTCCGCGTTAACCTGGAGGATTCGAAAATGGCAGACGGCAGCCGTCACAGCATGCGATTCGTTCCGGAGGTCACCTACGGGGTGACTCCGGCAACCCCGGTGTTCGACATCATTCGGCACACCGGCACTACCTTGGGCCTCTCGAAAGAAGCTCTGCAGTCGGAGGAGATCCGAGATGACCGGCAGATCGCCGACTTCCGCCACGGCGCTCGCCAGGTCGGCGGGGATATTAGCATCGAACTGAGCTACGGCTCGTTCGATACGATCCTCGAAGCCCTGCTGGGCGGTACTTGGGAGGCTGATACCCCGGCGCTGGGCACTGACCAGCTGAAGGCCGGCACCTCCCGCCGCTCTTTCACCGTGGAACGCTACTTCGGTGACATCCTCACCGCGGATAAGCCCTTCCACCGCTTCACCGGGGTCGAGTTCAACACCCTGCAACTGCAGATCAACGCCAATGCGGTGATCACCGGCACCATCGGGGTGGTCGGCAAGGACATGACGACGGACACCGTGATCATCACCGGGGCGACCTACAACCCCGCGACCACGACCTCTCCGCTGGACTCCTTCACCGGTACCCTGAACGAGAATGGCACCCCGATCGCGGTCATCACCGAGATCCAGCTGAACCTGGACAACGGCCTCGACCCGCGCTTCGTGGTTGGTTCGAAGACTACCCTGCGCCCGTCCATCGGTCGCTCCAACGTCTCCGGCCAGATCACTGCTTACTTTGAGAATAGCCTGCTGCTTGAGAAGTTTATCGATGAAACCGAGTCGGCCATTGAGTTTAACTTGCCCGACGGCGCAGGCAACAACCTGAAGTTCATCCTGCCGCGGATCAAGTACAACGGTGGCCAGCCGGACGTGCAGGGCGAGGGTCCCATCACCCTGTCCATGCCGTTCCAGGCCCTGCTGGACTCGACCACGAACACCAACATCATCATTGAACGGACTCCGGCATAATGGACGAGAACAACACCGGCCTCGGTATGGAGGCCTTCTTCACTCGGGAGCGGGCGAACGAGGGGATTGAAATCCCCCTCTACTCCCCGGACGGGACTAAAACAGAACACTGGCTCCGCATCCGCGGGGTCGACTCAGATGTGTTCCGGGAAGCCGAGGCTAATAGTAAGCGCGACGCCTTCCGTGTGGCCAGCATTGAAGACATCGTTGAGCGCGGCC